CCTCTTTTTCCACGGAAACTCCGACCCGCTCCTGGGCACCGGTGATCGCGTGACGCGCTCGGAGCTCGTGAAGGTGCTCGGCGCGGAGGCTTCGGAGCGCCTGGCGGACGCCATCGATGCCTACGTGACGGCGCTCGAGCTCGCGGCGATGGCGAGGTCGGCGTGGGATGGCGACATCGACTCGCCGGCGTGGAAGGCGATCCTCGATGCGGAGAAGATGGCGGCGGCGCGTCGCGCTGATCTGGGGCTGACGGCCTCGAAGCTCCCGGCGACGATGGGTCGTCCGGTGGGCGCTGCGAGCGCTGCTGATCGTGCCGCGCCGCCGCCGGTGACGAAGCTGAGGGCGGCAGGGTGAGCGTCGTCGAGCACACCTACCCGGCGGCGCTGGCGGGGTACGCCGACGCGACCCGTGTCGACCACTTCGCGTGGTGGTGTCGGGAGAACTGCGTGCAGTCGATCGGCCAGTTCGCCGGCGAGCCGCTCGAGCTCGAGGATTGGCAGTACCGGTTCCTCGCTGAGGCGATGGCGGTCGACGAGGCGGGCAACCCGTATTGGCGGTTCGTGACGCTCCTGGTGCCGAGAAAGAACGGCAAGACGACACTCCTCGCGGCGCGCGCTGCCTACGAGCTCGACGTCGAGGATGACGAGCCGGAGGTTCTCCTGGCGGCGGCGTCCGATAAGCAGGCGGGGCGTCTGTTCGATGGTGCGAGCGGGTTCCTGAAGCGCGCGCCGGGTCTGCGCGGCCGGTTCCACTTCCGCGACTACATCGGCGAGATCGCGAAGGTCGGCAGCCCCGGGAAGATCCTGCGGATGGCGACGAAGGCGGCGACCCTTCACGGCTACTCGCCGAGCCTCGGGATCGTCGACGAGCTCCATGCGTGGACGGCGCCGAGCGCTCGTGAGGCGTTCGCGGCGCTGACGACGGCGGGCGGCGCGCGGAAGCGGACGCAGGTGTTCGTGATCACGACCGCTGGCGACGGCGACGAGCGCGAGACGTCGATCCTCGGCAGCCTCGTCGACCGAAACGAGGCGGACGGCGAGGTCGAGTCGGTGCCGGGCCTGACGATCAGCCGTAACCACGCGGCGCGGACGCTGGTCTACAACTACTCGGCGCCGACGATGGATCCGCGCGACGTCGTGGCGATGAAGCTGGCGAACCCGTCGAGTTGGATCACGGAGGAGTACCTCGAGCGCCAGGCCGCCGATCCGGCGTTGACGACGGCGCAGGTGTTGCAGCTCCACGGCTGCGTCTGGGCGTCCGGCGACGACGCGTTCGTGACGTTGGAGGAGTGGCGCGCGATGGCCGACCCCGCCGTCACCGAGGCCGCGTTCCACGACGGCGCGACGGTCTGCCTCGGCTTCGACGGGTCGCGGACGTACGACACGACGGTCGTCGGCTACGCGGCGCGCGCCGAGGGCGACAAGGTCGCGGTCGGCTGCCACGTGTTCGCCGCTCGCCGGGAGGCGCCGCATCACACGCTGCACCAGGGCGGGAAGATCCGGATGGCGGACTTCGAGAAACACGTCGAGGCGTTGTTCTCGCGGTGGCGGATCGAGGATGCGGCGTACGATCCGCGCTACCTGCAGCGCTCGGCGGAGCTGCTCGAGGAGCGCATCCCGGGCGCGCGTCTGGCTGTTGTCGAGCCGCAGTCGAAGCTGATGCGCGACGCGTTGGCGTGCTTCTACCGGCTGGCGAAGGATGGCCGGCTGGTGCACGACGGCGACCCGGTGATGGCGGCGCACGTGGCGGCGGCGCGGGCGTCGCAGGATGAGAAGGGCTGGGTCATCCAGAAGCGCCACCAGTCGCGGCCGATCGATGCGCTGATCGCGATCGTGCTGGCGGTGTGGCGCGTCGACGTGACGTCGAACCAGGCGGAGCCGTGGAGCGACTCGTGGGACTAGGCCGTGAGCGCCAGCGTGTGCGCGTGCACCTGGTCGATGGGCCGGGGCCGTTGCCGAGCATCGAGGGCATCCTCGTTCGGCGCGACTCGTTCGGTCTCGAGGTGGCGGTGCCGGTGGTGCTGGAGTCGGCGTCGGATCGGCACGAGCTCGACTCCAAGAGCGTCGTCATCCGGCACAGCCGGGTGGCGTTCTACGAGGTCCTGAGGAGCCAGTCTTGATCCTGACGGGGCGTGGTGGTAACACGGAGATCCGGGGTAAGGAGTGGCCGGGGTTCGCCTACGGCGGGAACGGCAGCGTGCCGCCGCCGACGTGGCGCGGCAACGGCGTCGACCGTGATGACGCGGCGGGTGTGCCGGCGGCGTTCCGGGCAGTGGCGATCGCGGCGGAGGGCGTGGCGTCGATGTGTGCCGGCGTGTTTCGTGGCGACGGCCTCGACCGCGTCGAGGTGTCGCGGGCCTGGCAGGCGCGCTTCTTCGACGACCAGCCGAACGATGACGAGTCGTGGGACTCCGTCTGGTCGCAGACGGAGGCGTCGGTGACGGCGGAGGGTAACGGCTACTGGTGGCTGGAGTACGACGCGGCGATGCGCGTCGCGAGCGTCCAGGTGGTCGATCCGTGCCTGATCTACCCGAAGCGGGATGGCTCGCGGAAGGTCTACGTCGTGCAGACGGCGACGGGGCATCAGACGGTCGGGTCGGACACGATCCTTCACTTCCGCGGCACGGGCGCGCCAGGGTGCCTTGCGGCGCCGAATCCGGTGGACGTGTTCGCCGATGCGCTGGGCGCGGCGGTGGCGCGGCAGCGGTACGAGACGGGCTTCTATGAAGGCGGCATGGGCCAGGGCCTGGCGCTGATCTACCCGCAGGATATGACGGCGGCGCAGGCGCGGGAGTACCGCGACGCGCTCGGCCCGGCGCAGGGCGGCATCGCGAACAAGGTGCGCGTCTTCGGCGGCGGCCCGACGATCCAGGGCATCGGCATCTCGCCGCGTGACGCGCAGTTCATCGAGGCGATGAACTTCACGGTGGAAGATGTCGCGCGGATCTACAACGTGTCGGCATCGCTGCTCGACCTCGGCGGCGCGAAGACGGGTTCCGCTCCGATCTCGCCGGAGCACGAGTTGACGCGGTGGCTGCGGTTCGGGTTGAACCCGAGGCTTCGCCGCATCGAGTCGGCGATCAACCATCACCCCGCCTTCTTCGGTGCCGGCGCGACGCTGGAGTTCCAGTTCGAGACGGACGGCGTGCTCCGCGGCGACGTGCTGACGGAGGCGAACATCCTGCACATGCAGATCCAGGACGGGTCGCGGCTGGTCGACGAGGTGCGCGCGTCGTGGGGACTGCCGCCGCTGCCGAACGGCTGGGGCTCGATCCCGCAGATCGTCCCTGTCGGTGGCGCGCCGAATCCGAACATGATCCCGGTGCCGATGGGCTCGGTTGTCGAGCCGGAGACGGAGCCGGCGGCCGACCTCGAGGATCGCGGCCGGCACACGACGGAGCGCGTCGTGCTGCGCGAGGTCGAGACGCGCGTGGAGCGTGAGCGCGTGGAGCGCAGCATCGATCAGGTGACGGTGCAGGTGAACCCGACGCCGGTCGAGGTGAACGTGGCGGCGCCGAACGTGCGTGTCGACGCTCCCGTCCAGGTCGACGTCGAGGTGCCGGCGAACCGCACCGTGACGTTCAAGCGCGACTACACCGGCAACATCGTGAACGCGGAAATCGTAGAGGAGTAGGGAGAACCGATGAGCGACATGTATACCGTCGTCGGCAAGATGTCGGGAACCCCGACTCCGCCGGCGACGATCCTGATGATCGTGGCGGCAGCAACGAAGCGTTGCTGGCTGCACGAGCTCCACATCGGCACGCAGAACGGGTCGGCGCTCGCCGGCACCGTCATCAGCGTCGGCCGGCCGACGACGGCGGGCACCGGCGGCGCCGCGTACACGCCGCTGCCGGAGGACACGTCGGCGCCGGCGTCGCTGTTCACGGCGGTGTCGTCGAGCACGGCCTGGTCGGCGGAGCCGACGCAGCCGGGCACGTACATCTGGCAGCAGGGCCTCGACGCCGTCGCGTCGTACATCTGGGTGCCGAAGACGCCGATCATCGTGCCGGTGAACGGCCGGCTAGCGGTGCGCGTCGAGGCTGACCAGTCCGGCACCAAGGTCCAGTGGGTCGCAACGGCGATCGTGGAAGAGTGACGTGGGCGCACAGGGCTCCGCACTCCTCGACTTCGGCGTGTTCCCGGGCGCCTCGGACGCCAGCGTGGCTGTGACCGGCCAGGCGGCGATCCTCGCCGGGTCGCTCGCGGAGGCGTGGATCTTCCCGGCGGCGACGGCCGACCACTCTGCCGACGAGCACCTGGTGGAGACGCTGACGGTGATGGCCGGGAACGTCTCGGCCGGGACGGGCTTCACGATCTACGGGGTCAACTCGTGCCAGGTCAACGAGCCGGTCGAGGTCGCGCCGTCGTCGTCCGTGATGCATGAGAACGGCACCGCCGTGATCGTGAAGA